ATGAAATTACCTGTAAAGTTATTAATGAGCCTTATATCTCTGGTCCGCGTTATTGCACGTGCCGGGGAATATAAAAATTACAGCCGGGATGAAATAAAATACTGGCGATATACATCATACAAGGGGGGGAAACTTCCGGAAGGTTTCACTGATGAGAAATTTTCCAGCGCCATTTACAACGGAAGAATATTTACAATGAAACGTTTACATACCCTTATGTTATTTCTGGCGGTTCTGTTCACGGGCTTTAACTTTAACGCAGAAGCGGCTACCGTAAAACAAGCTCTTAGTTGTAACCCGGAAGCCTGGGCTGAACAACCTGGAGCGTGTCCATCAACGTACGAGTTGTACGAAGGTGACGCTACCTACAAAGCCGCTATCGACAAAGCATTAAAACCGGTCGGACTGAGCGGCATGTTCGGTAAAGGCGGCTATATGGATGGCCCTGGTGGAGGTATCACGCCAGTAAACATTAACGGTACAGTCTGGTTCCAGGGCGACGGTTGCAAAGCCAATACCTGCGGCTGGGACTTTATCGTAACACTCTATAACCCAAAAACCCATGAAGTTGTTGGCTACCGTTACTTTGGTTTAGATGACCCGGCCTACCTGGTTTGGTTCGGTGAAATTGGCGTGCATGAATTCGCGTATCTGGTGAAAAACTACGTAGCTGCGGTTAACTAATTTAAGGAGTCTATCATGAAAACTTTTATCAAAACTTTACTCGTTGCTGTAACTATTCTGTTCTCTGTCTTCGCTACTGCGAAACAAGTAAAACTGCCAAATAACATCAAATACGTTAATACTACAGAAGCGTTTTCCTGTACCGAAATTGACGGTATGAATTGCCAGACAAAGAATCAGTTCAACTATAAAGATAACAGCTATGTTTTCGTGCTTGAACGTGGTGGTGCCTGGTGCTACGACTACACTGTCTCGGTAGTTAACCTGAAAACCGGGAAAGCACAAATGATTGAATACGGGGACAATCAACTGTGCTCAGGTAGCAACAAACCGTTCTTCGAAATCAAAAATGGCGTACCGACGGTAGGAGTCATCGACACATCCGGAAAACCTGTCGGTGTAGCCCAGGACAAACTTAAAATCTAAGGAGTAAACCATGCGTTTCTCTGCACATTATTAATATCAAAGGTAAATACAGCCCCAGCCATTGTTACCGGAAAGCCGCTTAATGCGTGGCTCGCCAGTGAAAGGCCTCTCAGACAATAAACCTTATTCATTTCACCCGTCAGGCCGCGTCTTCTCCGGGAGACGCGGCTTTTTTCATTTATTGCACCAGTAAATCTTAACCACCGATAAGGAGCAAAGTATGCGATTAGCCAGTCGTTTTGGTTATGCTGCAAACCAGATACGCCGTGACCGTCCGCTGACACATGAAGAACTGATACGCCATGTACCCAGTATTTTTGGGGAAGACCGGCACACCTCCCGCAGTGAACGGTATGCGTACATTCCCACCATTACCGTCCTGGAAAATCTGCAGCGGGAAGGCTTTCAGCCGTTCTTCGCCTGCCAGACCCGTGTGCGCGACCCGGGCCGCCGGGGATACACAAAACACATGCTGCGTCTGCGGCGGGCCGGAGAGATAAACGGAGAACATGTCCCTGAAATTATTCTGCTCAACTCTCATGACGGTACCTCCAGCTACCAGATGCTGCCGGGTTACTTCAGGTTCGTCTGCCAGAACGGGTGCGTCTGTGGCCAGTCTCTGGGGGAAGTGCGTGTTCCACACCGGGGAAATGTAGTGGAGAAAGTTATCGAAGGGGCTTACGAGGTGGTGGGCGTGTTTGACCGGATAGAGGAGAAGCGTGATGCCATGCAGTCGCTGGTCCTGCCGCAACCGGCACGCCAGGCGCTGGCACAGGCGGCACTGACTTACCGTTATGGTGACGAACATCAGCCCGTCACCACCGCCGACATTCTGACGCCGCGACGCCGGGAGGATTACGGTAAGGACCTGTGGAGCGCATATCAGACCATCCAGGAGAATATGCTGAAAGGCGGGATTTCCGGTCGCAGTGCAAAAGGAAAACGTATCCATACCCGGGCCATTCACAGCATTGATACCGACATTAAGCTCAATCGCGCATTGTGGGTGATGGCAGAAACGATGCTGGAGAGCCTGCGCTGATGCCGTTTCCCTGAGTGAGGGAATCATTCAGCTTTCGTTCCCGAAAAACACACATTTATTTGTTATTTAAGGAGTTATCTCATGAAAACCGTTTCTCAGAATACCCCCACAATTTATTCAGCTACAACACCAGAGAATAATCCGCCTCAGTTGGTTGCCAGCCTCGTCCCTGATGAACAGCGCATCAGCTTCTGGCCGCAGCATTTTGGCCTCATTCCACAGTGGGTCACCCTGGAGCCCCGTGTCTTCGGCTGGATGGACCGTCTGTGCGAAGACTACTGCGGTGGTATCTGGAATCTGTACACCCTGAACAACGGCGGGGCATTTATGGCCCCCGAACCGGATGATGATGATGACGAAACATGGGTACTGTTCAATGCCATGAACGGTAACCGCGCTGAAATGAGCCCGGAAGCCGCCGGTATTGCCGCCTGTCTGATGACGTACAGCCATCATGCCTGTCGTACGGAGAATTATGCCATGACGGTCCATTATTACCGGTTGCGGGATTACGCCCTGCAGCATCCGGAAGGCAGCGCCATTATGCGCATCATTGACTGAAAGGGGCCGGAATAATGCAACAGATTTCCTTTCTGCCCGGAGAAATGACGCCCGGCGAGCGCAGCCTCATTCAACGGGCCCTGAAAACCCTGGACCGCCATCTTCATGAACCCGGTGTGGCCTTCACCTCCACCCGTGCAGCACGGGAATGGCTGATTCTGAACATGGCGGGACTGGAGCGTGAAGAGTTCCGGGTGCTGTATCTGAACAACCAGAATCAGCTGATTGCCGGTGAAACCCTCTTCACCGGCACCATCAACCGCACGGAAGTCCATCCCCGGGAAGTGATTAAACGCGCCCTGTACCACAATGCCGCTGCCGTGGTACTGGCACACAATCACCCGTCCGGTGAAGTCACACCCAGTAAGGCAGACCGGCTTATCACCGAACGTCTGGTACAGGCACTGGGCCTGGTGGATATCCGGGTGCCGGACCATCTGATAGTCGGTGGCAACCAGGTTTTCTCCTTTGCCGAACATGGTCTGCTTTAACCCGTCACAACCACATCACACCTGTTTTCACTTTTATCTTCTGTCTTCAGAGGTATCCCATTATGAAAATTATCACCCGTGGTGAAGCCATGCGTATTCACCAACAACATCCGACATCCCGTCTTTTTCCGTTCTGTACCGGTAAATACCGCTGGCACGGCAGTGCTGAAGCGTATACCGGTCGTGAAGTGCAGGATATTCCCGGTGTGCTGGCCGTGTTTGCTGAACGCCGTAAGGACAGTTTTGGTCCGTATGTCCGGCTGATGAGCGTCACCCTGAACTGAGTGGGAATTCTGATGAGCAGAATTATCGCCACTACCGGACCATTCTTAGCCGATTTTCTGTAAGGATTTTATCGTGTCAGACACACTCCCCGGGACAACACTTCCCGACGACAATCACGACCGCCCCTGGTGGGGGCTGCCCTGCACCGTGACGCCCTGTTTCGGGGCACGTCTGGTGCAGGAGGGTAACCGGTTGCATTACCTTGCCGACCGCGCCGGTATCAGAGGCCTGTTCAGCGATGCAGATGCGTACCACCCGGACCAGGCCTTTCCGCTGCTGATGAAACAACTGGAACTCATGCTCACCAGCGGTGAACTGAATCCCCGCCATCAGCATACCGTCACGCTGTATGCAAAAGGGCTGACCTGCAAAGCCGATACCCTCAGCAGTTGTGGTTACGTTTATCTGGCTGTTTATCCGACGCCCGAAATGAAAAATTAACTCTCCAGAATAGCCTTCTGCTACGGCCTGGTGTTTTCACCACGCCACTTTTCCATTTTTATATCTGCATATCAGGAAAATCTTCAGTATGAAAACATTACCTGTATTACCCGGGCAGGCGGCCAGTTCTCGCCCGTCTCCTGTTGAAATCTGGCAGATACTGCTGTCCCGACTGCTGGACCAGCACTATGGCCTCACACTGAATGACACACCTTTTGCCGATGAACGTGTGATTGAGCAGCATATTGAGGCAGGCATTTCACTGTGTGATGCGGTGAACTTTCTCGTGGAAAAATACGCGCTGGTGCTACCGACCAGCCGGGATTCAGCGCCTGTACCCGCTCTCAGTTAATAAACAGCATCGATATCCTCCGGGCTCGCAGGGCGACCGGCCTGATGACCCGCGACAATTACAGAACGGTAAATAACATTACCCTGGGTAAGTATCCGGAGGCGAAATGATGACACTGGAAGCCGACAGCGTTAACGTACAGGCGCTGGATATGGGGCACATTGTCGTTGACATTGATGGTGTTAATATCACTGAACTGATTAATAAGGCCGCTGAAAACGGTTATTCACTCCGCGTGGTGGATGACCGTGACTCTACCGAAACACCGGCAACTTATGCCAGCCCTCACCAGTTGCTGTAAGACAATGCAGTGATGCAGGGTATAGTGCCATTAACCACAGAAACAGCACTGTTGTCCTGTATTAAGCAGGCAAGAGAAGATGCCCTTACCCTGCGCCATCTGCAGCTTCTGCACCAGAACCGGTGAATCTCACTCAACAGGCTTCATTTCCCCTGACGCCAGCCTGAATACAGCTGGCGTTTTCATTTATAAACAGAAAGGAAAACCGATAATAATGGAATGGACGCCCCGACCATGAAGCAACGGTAGGATATTACTGATAAACCTTCCAGTGGAGGTGCGTTATGGCCGTTTTAACGATTAGCATTGACCTGACAAAAAATGAATTCCAAATCCACGGTCTGGGTAGGAACAGAAAAATCTAAGCTCAGAAAACGGATTAAAGTAAGCGTCAACGGAGCACCGTATTGACGCTTATTTATTGGTGAGAACTACGTTCCATGGCAGGAGTTCGTCAACACGGTTGGAGGGCCATTCCGGCAGTATGCTCAGAATATGGCGCAGATACGCTTCCGGATCGATACCGTTCAGACGGCAGGTGCCTGCTTTTCCGGCAACAAGCAGGAATCTCAGCGCTGAAGCAGGAATTAGAGGTAAAAACGCCCTACCGGGCCATGAATCACCCGGTCATTGGAGTAGTAACCAAAGCAGATTTAGCCAGCATGGAACAAATATCTTTGGTGAAATGTTGGTTACGGGAAGCTGGAGCGCACAACGTGTTAGTAACCAGTGCGGTTAATAACAATGGAGTTACAGAACTTTTTGCCTTGCTGCATACAGAAGAAGGCTGCCGCTAATTTCGATAGGTTCTCAGATGAGAATGATGACGGTGATACACAGATAAGAATCAATGAGCAATGAGGGTTGCCGGGCAACCCTCATTGAATAAAACAGGAATTACTTCGCTTCGCCGTTTTTCATTTCGCCCATAGCTTTCAGCTTTTTGGAGATATCGCGGCGTTCTTTGGAGAGCTCGGCATTTTTGATGATGTAATCGTCAACGCGATCTTCATAGTCACCTTTCATGCTGGCGATGATGCCCTGGATTGCTTCAACGCTCATCCCTGGCTTGATGTAATCGCTCAGGTTGTCCAGCAACAGGACGCGCTTCTGGTTGTCACGGATCTTTTTCTCAACGTCCTGAATTTCACGTTGCAGTTTGTTCTTACGACGGAACAGACGAACAAATTCCAGTACGTCCTGGAATGAAGGCTTGGTAGTTTCCATTTTTATACCCCTGATAATGTGAGAGTCGGATTCGTTTAAGCAACCGCTATTCGTTAGGGCCAACATTACTCATAGCTGCCGCAGATGACAATGCTTTTATCCCTTATCACTATCATACCCTTTATCCTTGCTGAATCGAAGCAGCAGCAAGATGATTCTGAAGTTCAGGAATTATTTGCGCAAGGCCCGGCAAATCAGACTCGATAGCAACTCAAGCTGATGTGCCGTTTCCATGTTCAGCCACACATAACCATAGATTGGTGTTTCCACAACCTTCAGGTCATGGTGGTTATTCAGCAACTGACGCAGCTCTTCCACAGCATCGTTCAATTTTTCCGTATTGGCAAAAACCGGCTGCGGATTACCTTCGTACAGCGCATGAACAAGGCTCAGCAGTATTTGCTGCATCATGTGCTGGGTATCACGAAGTTTTTGCGCGTTCAATAACACGAAATGGCTGGGGCGCGTGGCCCAGTATGCATTGATTTGCAACTCCAGCATACAAACCAGATTGCGGTTAATGGTCTGGATACCTTCATATATCGATTTTGGAATACGAGTTTCTTTGCTGGCGGGCGCAATCAGCCCACGCATTTTCACGGCATCGGTCAGGAGTTTTTGTAGATGGCTTTCCAGACGTGGGCGTTCGAGTAAGTTCGGTGAGAATGCAGATTGATAGACCCGATTATACTCGGTCAGACTTTTCGCCAGTTGAATGCGCCAGTGGATGAACGCCCGTTGTGGCCAGATACCGGTAAACAACATTGCCAGTAAAGAGCCGAGGATCACATCGCCGCTTCGCCATAACGCCGTATCAATTTCACCTGTCGGGGAACCCACAACAATTGCCAGCGTCACCCCAATCAATAATCCTTGATACGGTTTCTTGCCCAGCGCCAGCCAACCGCAAAGAAACATCGCCGCCGCGCACCAGACTAACATCAGCGGTAACGAAATTAACTCCAGTTGCAGAGCGATAAGACCTAAAATCGACCCCAACACCGTACCGCCAATACGTTCGAAGGCACGAGGGACAACGTTCCCCCAGAACGAGATTGGCCCCATAATCACCACCATGGTGACCAGCGGCCAGGTGCCTTCCGGGATAGTAAACAGGCGGATAATGAGAAAAGTGAGCAGGAATGCCAGCGCGACCCGAGTACCATGCACAATGCGGTAATGGCGGTATACCCGGATTTCAAACGGGCTTAATGACTTATTGGCACGCACGCAGAAACTCCGTTAATGAAGATTAAAAGCGCTCATAACACATCTGTCGGTCAGAAGGCGCGCCTCTGAATTATCCGACGGACAAACCGGGAACAGTGTAATTTCCCGGCAGGAGCGAAAAAATTGAAAGGCGCATCTTACTCTTTTCGCTTTCAAAAAAAGAGTGGTCTTCGCGTCAACACACCGCCCTGAGATGAATTAGTGATGTTTTGGCTGCACCGCAACATACATTTCGATATCCCAGTACCCATCTTCCGCGCCATTGTTCAAGTAAACCTCGAAGCAGGGCTTTGGTAACATTTCATAAGCACTGTCCTGCAAGAGGCTATTAAAGAACTGATACCAGGGTTTAGCAAAATCATCACCGACTACACGAGCCACCGCCACCGCATATTGACCACCTGAAATTTCTGTCAGAATGACGCCCTCACTGTTTTCGGGGAGCGTAAAGTTATTCGGTACCGTCACGACGGTGTCGCAGCGTAATTTTTCGGCGGGTGTTTCATCCGGATTGTCGTAATAGACAGCAACCCACTCCTTCGGCACAATATTTTTGCTATCTACCCACATCATCAACTGCTCAAAACCTTTCTTTACCGTCTGTTCCCACGGGCCAACGAGATGGAAACCTGCAACGGTACGTTTATCTTCCTGCTTAATCTCGTAGTTCATGACGCCTCCATTATTACTGTTTTTATATACAGTATAGTTGCAATATTAAAACCACAAGGAATGAGTGTTGATTATGCGAGCAGACTCGCACTCCTGCCAGTCTGCTGCAAAAGAAAGGTCAGGCCTTATGGTGGAAATAATCACTCAGGCGAGAAAACATGCTGCCTTCCCCGACAGATTCCAGGGTAACCAGCGGCCAGTGCGCCACCTGTTTATCACGGTCGTAAAGTTCAATTTCCCCTACCCGCTGATGGGCGCTAATTGGCGCGGTGAGCTCTTTACCATCAAGGGTATATTTGGCTTTGATATGTGGAATTTCGGCTTTCGGTAGCACCATCCAGAACTCTTGTTCCGTTCCCAGGGCGATATTTTCTTTATCGCCATACCAGATGCGTTCCGTACCGACCTTTTTCCCACGGTGCAAAATTTGCACCGTAGTAAAGTTTTGTTGCCCCCAACGCAGTAATTTTCTTGCCTCTTCCTCACGACCTTTTGCACTGTCAGCCCCCATTACCACTGCAATGAGACGACGCTGCCCATCTACAGCCGAAGCAATGAGATTAAACCCGGCACCAGAAGTATGACCCGTTTTCAGGCCGTCAACATTCATGGTTTTATCCCACAATAACCCGTTACGGTTTTGCTGGGTGATACCGTTCCAGGTGAGACTTTTCTCACTGTACATATGATAAAACTCGGGCTCGCCGTGGATGATAGCGCGAGAAAGCACAGCTAAATCATAAGCCGAGCTATGCTGACCTGGTGCATCCAGACCATGCACTGTTTCAAAATGCGTATCCTTGAGATGCAGCTTCTCGGCATAGTTGTTCATCATTTCAACAAACTGCCGTTGCCCACCGGCAATATAGTCAGCCAGTGCAACACAAGCGTCATTTCCGGAATCCACAATTAAACCACGGCTTAAATCACGTACCGATACGCGATCGCCCTCTTTCAAAAACATCAGTGAAGAACCGACAAACACTGGATTATCTTTCGCCCACGCATCGCGCCCCACGGTGACAATATCGTCTGGCGTAATGCGATGACTATCGATAGCGCGATCCACGACATAGCCCGTCATCAGCTTTGTCAGGCTGGCGGGATTGCGCTGTTGATGCTCATTACCCGCGGTGAGGATCTGACCGGTGGTGTAATCCATCAATACCCAGGAGCCGGCATGAATCTCTGGAGGCTGAGGTGAAAAAGGAATGTTTTCCGCCGCAAAACCAGACGATAAGTTAAAAATGAACAAAGAAGCAGCAATAATAAGACGGCGTTTCAACAGCAAACCCTCAGGAGTTTCAAATAGCTGTTCTTTTTACGGAAATACTTATGAACTGGCTGGAATAAAGTGCAAGAAAATGTGACTACCCTCTCATTTTTATCTGACATGATCTGTTGCCACTCGCTGTCAAATTGTCGCGCTAAAGCTGATTAGCACGGTGATATTTGATACTCTGGCAGACAGCAGAAACAACGGATTTAACCTAATGATGAATGACGGTAAGCAACAATCTACCTTTTTGTTTCACGATTACGCGCAACACCCCTGAGAACCGCCATGAACAAGTGTTTCATGATTTGTGATTTTAGTTTGGTACGCAATTTGGTACACAACACAATTTTCACTTCAGTGGGTAGTCATCAAACTCACCATAACGAGCATCGTTGATGATGTATGTTATAACCACAAACATCACATCTGGACTAGTTCCGTTTTCATGAGCGGGTATTTGTTTACGCCTCCCTTTCTGCAAATCCTAAAGATGAGATTTTGGGGTTTTGGGATATCTTTTATCCTCAGTTCTCTATCCATTATGCAAACCAGTAATGAACCATCACCGTGTGATAGTGAGGCGTCTGCCACGATAAGCGCAGAGAAATGATGCAATGGTGGGCGGACTGGCTTGATGAAAAGGTAGAGTGAGCGACCTTAAACTATCGAATAGAACAAAGTCTTGCAATCCAGTGCAAAGCTTTGTGCGCCTCAGTTTTGTCTAAGCGTTCTACTGAAAACATAGTAAAATCGGTAACGGCTGGAAATCATTCAATACTCGCACTATCGAAAGTTCGCCAGCCAGCCGTGGCACGTTCTTGCATACGACGTGCCGCGGATCCTATTATTCTAGTATGAAATCCCTAACCGATTTCAAATTCTCCAGACTGCTCAGATTCTCTTTTATCCCACGCTGGCGCTGATAAATCTCGTCATTGCAATCGACCTGCGCTATCGCTGCCGCAGTTCTTCCAGTTTCTGCATCGATAACTCCATCTTCTGAGCAATAAACCTCACCTATGCAATATTTTATGTCAATTATTTCAATTGCATTAATATCTTGAATGGATTACATAGAGTTAATGTATCCAGTACTCCCTATTCTCTTGCATATAATACATGTTGCAACTTACATCTCAGCGCTATGAAAAAACACCACCTCTCTCTTTATGAAATTCTGGATTTACCAAGCGCTAATTTATCATTTCAATCTACCTTTAAGCATTGCATTTATCTCCCTACGAGGTCATACTTTAGGAAGTTAAATATGAATGATAATATACCTACAGCGCGAAATCACAAACAATCGACTTGTATTACAGAAAAAACATGCCTATCTTTTTAAACTTCACAGCAGGCAGTATCTTACCTGAGAATGAGCTAGCATCTTTACGTTATATTGTGCAGCAAAATCAAAATGATACTGTAATCATAAAAGAACGTTATAAAATGGATATCCGTTATATCGAATCAGTCAATGGTTTTACAGTAAATCCTGTATGCAGTAATCATTTCTCCATATTTATGGCGAGACAAAACACTATTGCTCGCAACCTGGAACAGCAGATCAACAACGGACGAAGTTTTGCACAAATATCTCAGGATTTTATGCTTCAATTATCTTCAAATATAGGATGGAAAAAAGGGGCCGAAAACGCCCTTAAAAATAAAATCCATTCTCATTCATTTGTTGTAAATCCTGATGAATTCTCTTGCGACACACAATTTCTTAAGTGCCCAATAACATTATGCGTTCCAGAAAAAGGGGTTTTTGTCAAGAACGCACTGAACTCCAACATATGCACTCTTTATGATAAGTCTGCGTTCATGAATCTCACAAGAGAACATCTACCCCACCCTCTCAGCAGGGAAAAGATAGTAAAAGAAATGATTATTGAAAGGAATATGTGTTATTTTGACACCATAAGTCAGCATTTCATAATTATGGATACAGACCAACAGAAACAGCATTGTAAATAAAATGTAATAATTACATACTATTAGTGATTCTCATGCATCGTAAGCGGCTCGCCAGAACCGTATTGATATTTACTGAGCGCTCAGATCAACTTTCCATGGCAACAGATCGCGTACCCGGTTTGCCGGCCAGTCCTGGATATGCTCCCGCCGACAATATTAATGGCCAGGAAATGTTTAAAACAATGATTCTGTTTCCTAACCATCAAGTGTATATGCTGGCTCAATTACTCAATATCTATGGGTTGAGTTCTACCCAAAGTGGCTCTGTAGTCGCTTCTTCTTACAGTATGTTCAGGTGTTGCAGGCACAGTTGTGGAGCGTAGATGCGTTGTTGGTTTACCATGCTCTGGTACATAAAAAACGCCAGTGCCATGGTAACCTGATATAGAAACGTTAATTCCGCGACGTTCAAACTCGGCATAGACGTGTTCTGCTAAAGACCTCTTTTGACCAAATAATGCCCTGGCCAACCAGCCGTTATTCATATTTGCGGATTTTTCTATTTCATCAGGAGAGAAGTCTTTGTTTTTTATTATGTTGGCTGAGTTACAGGATGTTAATCTGATATCATCTATTTCATGAAGATTATGCTGAACAATGCGGTCGACAATATCTGACGGTGATAAAAATTCATCTCCGCACTTAAGAAGAGGTAGACCAGCAGAACCATGCCCAGACAGATAAATTTTGTTGTATTTTCCTAGTGTTAAATCATCTGGCAGGATGGTTTTCATCTCTGTCGCTGTAATACTTATAGCTGCAGCAGCAACAACATCGCTATTACTTGATTGTAGATGGCTTTTATTTGCTCCAGGATATGTAAACTCCATTTTCCTTTTATCAAAATCTTGTTTTGTAGCATCATTCAGGAATAATAAATCATACGGTTTTTTCCCCGTTGTGACTCTTGAAACATTTTGGCCAAGAATATTAAGAGTATAGTCATTAACGGATTTCATTCCTAAAAAAACAAGTAATCCTTCTTTCTCTTGCGCTTTTTCGATTGTTCTCCCTGCTAAAGTTATTGGGATGGATTGAGATTGTTTTGTCGGAACTGATACGCTGGCGCTAATAGGTAGTAGGGTTCTTATGCTAAACATACAACCTCTTTCTTAATTTTCGAACCTGTTTAGGATTCTGTGTAAATTCAAAATAAACCTGTCTGAACATTCCTAACAAACATCCACCGGACATGACAACAAAAACCGGAGCCGGACTCCGGTTTTTGTGAAGCTGTCGGCTATTTCATTCCGCCAATATTTTCCCACCTCCCGTCAGCACGCAGAATTTGCAGCGGTCTTACCACGCACTGTATCTGCTTTTTATCCGCATCCAGTATCACCACCTGCGTGATTACCCTGTCCTGCTCCGGAATAATACCATTCTCATCGGACTCCAGGATGTCTGCCGGCCCCAGTCGCAGTTGTGCTGTAAGCGACTGCACGTGTTCACGGCCATCATGCTTTCCGCAACCACACAGACGCTGCATAAGTTTTTTTAGTATATTCATGTCATTCTCCTGTTCTGCCTGTATCACTGCCCACTTCATTCAGCCCCTTAACATCCTGCCACGGCCCGTCACCAAACCTGACCTGCAAATGCCGAAACAGCCCCTGAACCTGTGTGGCATCTTTGGGGTCAAGAAAGGTCAGTCCGGTGATGAGCGCACCATCTGTATCCGGGAACCAGCCATTGCTGTTTGTCTCAATAATGTTTCCCGGCCCCAGACGGAACCGTATTTGTGTCTCCCCCGGGTCGCCCTTCGGTCCCTGAGGTCCGGTTGCCCCCACCGGGCCAGCCGCACCTGTTTCTCCTTTCGGTCCCTGTGGGCCTGCCGGGCCTGCCGCACCGGTATCTCCCTTTGGACCCTGTGGACCTGCATTTCCCGTCAGACCGGTCTCTCCCCGCTCTCCCCTGTCACCTTTCGGCCCCTGCGGACCTGCCGGACCTGTATCTCCTCTCGGTCCCCGTTCACCGGTTGCCCCGACAGGGCCGGTGTCTCCACGCTCTCCTTTATCTCCCTTCGGCCCCTGAGGACCCGCGGGCCCCGGTTCCCCCTTTGGCCCGGGAGGCCCCACCACGGTGGGGATTCGGTTTACGGCTTCTTCCGCCGCTATCCTGCTTTGTTCCGCTGACTGTGCGCTTTCTGCTGACTCCCGGGCTTTTTCTGCTGCGGTCGTTGCATCCCTGGCTGCATTACCGGCTGCACTTTCTGCCGTCTTTTTTGACAACTCAGCATCTGTTGCACTTTGTAATGACTCACTGGCTTTTTGAGCGGCCGCAGAGGCCGAGGACGAGGACGCCTCCTCTGACTGCTTTGCAGCGGCTGCACTTTCTGCCGCCTGCCGGGCTGACTCCGATGCATCCCCTGCTGAAGTGTCAGCATTTGCAGCGCTCTCTTCTGCCTGACTGGCTGATATGCCGGCATTCCTCGCTGACGTCTCCGCCTCTCCGGCATTCTTCTTCGCCTCCTCAGCGTGACGCGCCACCTCTTCCACCATCAGTTCAAAACGGCGCAGTGCCTCCGGCCGGACGTCATCCTCCGACATGGCACCGAGAAAATCATTCAGCGTACCGGGTTGAGAATCTTCATACACGGTGATGGTCCCGGCATGTGACGGCGGGAAGCCCTCCACCAACAGAATGACGCTGTACTGACCGTACTCAACGTCCATGCTGTAACGACCGGCTTCATCCGGATTTTCAGAGGCCACCGTGTTCACCACCACCGTGCTGCTGGTCCGTCTGGCTTTCAGTTGAATGGTGCAGTTCTCTACCGGTTTTCCTGTGCCGTCTTTCAGTACACCTGAAATCTTTACTGCCATATTCACCCCACAAAAAAGCCCGCCTGAACCGGCGGGCTGTCATAACACTGTGTTACCTGGCTAATCAGAATTTATAACCGACACCCACGATGAAACCGTCAGTGCGCCAGTCGCCACTGCCGGAGCCTTCATAAGCAATATCAATGGCCACGGATTCGATCGGGTTAAACTGCACGCCAGCTCCCCACGCCAGAGACGTGTTGCTGTGGCGACCGTCATCACTTCCGGTCAGCACATCATGCGTTTTCCCCTTGTTGTCAGTTACGCGGAGATAATCCCCGGAGAAAGTCGACACACGGCTGTAAGCCACACCCGCCATCGCATACGCGCTGAACCATTCATTCACGCGCACAGACGGCCCCGCCATTACGCTGAACCAGCGGTTACGAACGGAATCTTCATGCCAGCGGGTATCGCTGTAACGGGTCAGCTGGCGATTCCTGTCTCCTGCATAGCTGAATGACGTCACCATCCCCAGTGTGTCCGTAAACTCATAACGGTATTTCACGTTAATCCCGTTCAGATCATCGCTGCCGGGAACGTTCGTCGAGGCATGAAGGTACTCCGCGCTCAGCGTGGACTGATGTTCAGACGCCCATGCAGGTGCACCGGATACGGCCAGACAAATGGCTGCGGACAAAATGGCGGCATAAAGTTTACGCATAATTACCTCTCGCTTTTCTGCAATAAAAAAGGCGTCATTTCTGACGCCCGTTCTGGGTTATAAAATTCAGCTGATACTGATCCCTGCTGTGGATTTTTTCATGACCACAACCAGTAAATCACTGATGTACGTTGTCGGCGTCCAGTTGTTCGCACCGGCCGACGACACATTAAACGTCAGGGTGACATGACCCCGCCCTGCCGGCATATCTATCACCGATGAGAACACCCGGCTGACATCCGTTGCCGGTTCATGGAAAATCTCAACCCCGTTCTTCAGCACCTGCAGCTTACAGGTGGAATACCAGTACGACTGCTGATTCGGGCTGTTGAAATTCTGGTGTTTCGTCCCGCGAAACAGCACCGGGGGAATGATGATCTGCCGGTCGAAGCCCTGGTCATCGTAAACTGTGACGGTTACCGTCCCGCTGGCATAACTGTTATTCCGGGGAAAGGCTTTCCCCACCGTCTTCACCAGGTCGCCTTCAATCTGGTTTGCAGACAGTTTCCCTCTGATGACACAGTTCTCGTTAATGGTGACATTATTGAGCGTGCCGGTATTCGCGGTAATTGCTCCGCTGATATCCGCGTTCCTGGCTGTCAGCTTCCCTTCCGGCGTCAGGGAAAACGTCGGGGGGTTGCCGGATGACGTGATACTCACCGCAAACAGGCGTTTCAGGAACACGTCGTTCATGAATATCTGATCGCCCTGACCAACAAACATCGGCTTTGTGTTGCCATTCGCAGGATTAATCATCGCAATCCTGTCTGCCGCCAGCAGCACCTGACTCTGCATTCCTGCTGGCGTATTCTCAATACCGGCACCGATACCCGCAATATAAAGGCGTCCGTCCTTCATCTGTTGCAGCTTCACAGCCCACATGCTGTTCAGATTATTATTTGTATCAACCTGAACCTTCTGTATCTGCTGGATCGCTGCACTCTGGTCTTCCAGTTTCTTATTGACGGTCTGCGTGATTTCATTACTGACATCCGTGATGGACGTTCTGATTTCCGCCAGGTCAGGCGCAAGCTGACCGTTATCAATCTGAGTCCACAACTCCTGAGCCAGATGGGTTTTCCCTATCTCTCCTTTGAAAAAATCCAGATAGCCGGATGCATCATCACTCGGCTGGCCAACAGCCTCCACAAATGCCGATTTGCCAACGGTGTTCACACTGCGGATATAAAAGTAATAATCATGGCCCGGTTTGATATTGATACTGGCGGCTATCCAGTACAGCCCCGTGCCAAGGTAGCGGGCTGTGGTTTCAACCTGCCTGATATCGGTAATCCGCGTTTCCGAAAACCAGAACTCAAACTGTACCGTCGGGTCATACACCGCAAGACGCGGGACCGCCGTTATCTGAAAATACCCCGGCGTCAGTTCAATGGTGGCGGGTTTTGCTGGCGCGTTAATCCGGAAGGTGGTGGTGGCCGGTTCGCCCTGCTGGCCATAACTGTTAATTGCCCTGACTGTCAGGGTGTATTCCCCGAGCGGCAGACCACTGGAACGATGCTCTGTATCCGCAGTGATGGCGGTGGTCACCAGACGGCTGCCTTCTCCGCTTCCGCTGGTCAGTCGCAGACTGAAGCGCACCCCCTTCACCACCCGCGGCGTGTCCCATTTCGCCTGTGCCAGATACTGGCTGTCAGCTGCACTCACCTCCACCGTCAGGTGCTGCACTGCCGGAGGGATGACGCTGTTCAGGGTGCCGCTCTGGTCGCCGTCAAAGTGCGCCCCGTTATCCACGATGGCTTCTTTTTCCGGTACGTGCTGCACTGCCGTGATGGCAAAGGTGCCGTCCGTGTTTTCCCGGATGGAGACACAGCGGAACAGGCGACGACGCAGTGACGGCAGGGAGAGCCCCCACACACCGTATGTCTCCACGCCATCCGGCAGGGTGCTGACCTGTATCCGGTCCGGCGCGGGGTGTGCAGTGATGGCCACGCTCACCGGCTTACCGCTGCCGTTAATCAGGTTCACCGTGGCGGCACCGGTCTCCGGCAGGGTCACCTCACGGTCCAGTGTCAGGGTGCGGCTGGCGGCATCGATGGACAGGACACGTCCGCCGGTCATGGTCCCGGCATAGTCGTTATCACAGATTTCAATAATGTCACCGGGTGTGTGACGCAGCCCCTGTGACCCGAGCGTGAAATCCACCGTCTGCGTTTCCAGCAGTCCGGTCTTTATCACCCACAGCCCGGCACGGTGGGCCTGACCGCGACTGGTGCAACCGAACGCATCCATCTTCAGCAGGTTGCGCCCGTAGCGCAGTATGGCTTCCGGGTCTTCCACCAGTTCCGTGGAGGTCTGCCAGCCGTTCTGCGGGTCGGTGTAATTCACCTCCACCGCCGTGTGGCGGTCCTTCAGGGCGCTGAAGCTGTAGCGAAACCCCACGCCGTTATCATCCACCACCACATCACTGTTGGTGTACGGCCACACCACATCCGACGGACTGTCCTGAACGAACGTCAGCGTCTGGCCGTTCCATACCGGCATACAGCGCATCGCCGAGCAGAAATCACTGAGAACGTCCCACGCCTTACGCTGTTGTGACAGGTACGCATTAAAGGTCATCCGCGGCTCTGTGCCCCCGAAACCATCAGGGACCATCTGGTCGCAGTACTGCGCAATGGCATACAGCGCCCACTTGTCCACATCCGCCGCCCCCAGGCGTTTTCCCATGCCGTAGCGCGGGTGAGTCAGCATGTCCCACAGGCACCAGGCCGGGTTGTTGCTGTATGCCGGTTTCAGGCTGCCGTCCCAGATGCCGCTGTACGTGCGTTTTTCCGGGTCATAGTTTGACGGCACCTGGATGATGCGACCGCGGATATGGTAGTTCACCGTCATCTGCTGGCCACCAAACTGCTCCGCATCCACCTGCAGCCCCACAATCGCCGTGTTCGGGTAGCACTGTTTCACATCGATGATTTCGGTGTATGACGACCAGAGCGTCTTATTCTGCAGCTGGTCCGAGGTGCTGTCCGCCGTCTCCCGGACCATCCGGATGTTAAAAGGACGGGGAGGCAGATTATCCAGAATCACCGACGCCAGAAACTGCGAGGTGGTCTTGCCGTTAATGGTGACATCCTTTTCCGTCACCCAGTTACCGTTACGCTGCAACTGAATCAGCAGTCGGACAGAAGAGGGATTACGGTCGCCCTTTGAGGTGGTCTCCAACAGTGACTGCACCCCGAAGGTGACCCGCAGGCGGTCAATGTTCGCGGACGTAATGGTGCGCGTCACCGGCTTTGCCTTCGTCACTTCCACGCCCAGTGCGGTTTCCGCCCCGGAGGACTCAAAGCCTTCAGGTGGTGTCTGCTCCTGCTCCCCGGCGCGCCAGACCGCGGTCACACCATGTATCACAGGATTACCGTCCGTGTCCGTCAGCGGGGTTTTGTTCACCAGGATACTCTGCAGCCCCTTCACCGGACCTTCAATCGGCCCTTCACCAATGGCATCAATCACGCTCATCATCTGCGTGGACTTAAGATTGTCCTTTGCCTCAACCGGCGTGTGTGCCCTGCCGCCACCTTTACCCACTCGGTCCCCCTCTCCTGTCTGATGTCTGATGTCTGATGTCTGAATCTGTTTATGCCCCAAAAACGACAGGCACCCCGGAGGGTGCCTGTGTCATGACGGAATAAAATTTCTGAATATCTTCACATTTTCTGTACGCCCCCGTGGCAGATATCATTCCCGGGCGTTACAGTTTTTTCGGGCCAATAAAAACAAAACTCCCTGTGGTTAATCTTCATTTTCTGTTCCCGCAGCCTCCATACACTGCGGGATTTTTTTATGCTTTACCCCTGCCGCCCGATAACCACCACTTTCCCGTCTCCGCCCTCATCACGGGTGCTGATGTCCTGGGATATCCGTCGTGAACCAACCAGCATTTCACCATAAGGCACCGGCATCGGGTTCCCCTGGGCAATCATGTTATCCAGTGACGAAAAATACGTGTTCTGTTTACCGTTATCCGTTGCGCGGTAATCCGGTGTTTTTGCCTTCGGTGCCAGCATCTGGGCCACACCGCCCAGTATCATGCTGGCCCCCAGTGAAAACAGCATCGTGGTGGCAGAAAAACCACCGGCTGCCAGGGCTGAACCCCATAACGCCATTGATGCCCCGGCCGTGAAGAAAGAGCCCACGATGGCTGCCGCCCCCAGCACAATCTGCAGTCCACCCTTTCCGGCCCCGGCCAGTCGCGGCACAATATGGATGACCGCCCCCTCACCCAGAGGTTCGTGAAGACGGGCGTACACCGCCTCCGGTGCCGTGTCCTCACCGCGAATACGTATCTGGTACCAGCCTTCGTTCATCTGACGGCGGAATCCCGGCACCTGTAACGACAGCGCCCGGATGGCTTCCGCTGCCGTGTTCACATACAGGCTGAGGCGGCGGCCAAATCGTTGCAAATCCCCGTGAAGGCAGATGCGTGCCAGTGGCGGTGACGCCAGACAGAATGCGTTCGTCGTTGCCATTTTTCGGAATACCTCTCCCGTTTACTCAGTTGTTCAGGCAGATGGTGAAGCAGTTCACCGTTGCCGCAGTATATGGCGGCATGATTGGCCACCGATGCGCCAAAGCAGCACAGCAGGATATCGCCCGCCTGTGCAGAGGACAGGGGCACCCGGTAAAAACCAGTCGCCGCCATATTGTCCAGGTACAGGTTCTGACCGTTGCGCCACCAGTCATCCTCACGCACAAAATCCGGCAGCGTTATCCCCGCCAGATGGTATGCATCCCGGAACAGGGTGTAACAGTCCGTCACCCCGTGCTCAAAGCGCCGTCCTGTCAGATGTGGCACACAGCGGAATTTATGAATTTCCCCCCGGCAGACCAGCCACCAGGACAGTGCACTTTTTATCTGCAGCCGCCGGTCGGCCTCGCTCAGCCAGGGCAGGCCACCGGGATGGCTGTGGACCAGTGCCACAATCTCCCCCTGCATCTCTGCCCGCAGCCAGTCTTCCGGTGCAATACGAAAATACGCCTCCGGCTCTGCGGAAATATTCACGCAGGGAAAATATCTTTCCCCTTCCGGCGTTCTCACCACGAAGCCGCACGACTCCGCTGGTGCACATCGCCGGGCGTGCGCCAATATATTGCTATAGAGCATGAGAACTCCTGATAAAAACCCAGCCGAAGCTGGGTCATTTCGTTGGCAATCTGTTAGTAGTGATGCGGTGAAGGAGGTAATTCTTTATTCTTAAGTCTCATCCATGCGGAAAGATTCGTTGGTCCGTCTGGCTCATTGATATCAACATCTCGTGTGTGATTAATTAAAACGTCTCTCGCCATTCCAATAACATACGAGAACTCATGACCGTAGTCGTAGCATCTGCCGGAATAGTTCGATTGAATTTGTTTTAGCGCCGGATACAGTTCGCGGAATAATGCCTGTGAGCGGTTGGCATAATCCCATAGCCATACAAGGCTGTTTGCTTCTTTTGCGGAAAGCTCGTTGGTGCTCTTCTCTTGTTTGCCGATTAACTCTCCTTCAAGCGGAACGCGAGCAGCAAGTGACAGAGCTTCGGTAAACTGCTCCTCGCTGATTTCTTTGTATGAACACCCAAAATGAGATTTCAGTGACGACCACATGGTGATCATCGCCTTCGCCTGTTTTTCTTTTGGCAGAGACTGACCGCGACTCATGACGAGTTGTTTAATGGCTTCCTGCTGTTCAGTGGTGATTTTCCCCGGCAATGCCTTTTTAGCTTTGCGCGGGTTAATCACATGGCCTTTAGTCCAGTACTCGTAGAGCACATCGTCACACTCTTCCTGATACTGGATTACCTTGTCGCGGATTTCAGGGCGGACTTTGTTTGGTTGAATGCTTGAAAGCCAAGCCGCAAATTTACGAAAGGCAAGACATGTCATTAACTGTTTACCGCCAGCAGAAGGTATTTCGATTTCCGAAATACCTTTGACAAACCTCTGTTTTAACTTAACAAATTGAGCAGCCCAAACCATCCCCATACCTTCAACAACAGGCTTCATAGGAACATAAGGCTCATTGTTAATTCCAACCAAAAAGAGATTTGTTCCGTGGAATGGAACATTGATTGTGCGATCTGCAATTGCTAAACTAGTCATATCAGTTTTCTCGTGGTTAACTGGTAATTTAGAAGCCTCAATGGTTGCAGCCATTGAGGCTTCGCTGTTTTTAGCGACCATTCGCCACCTCTTCCCTAACACCTTTTGCCAGCAAACGAACAATTGCAGAGTTCAGAGATATACAGTCCATTTCCGCCAGGCGGCGAAGGTCTTCATTCAGCCGTGATGGAAGGCGAAGGTTGAGTTTGATATTTTTGCGCTCAGTGAAAAGTGTATCTTGCATTATCTAATCTCCTTTATTTGGTGCCAAAGTGACGCCATGAAGGCCATAATGCCACCATTGAAATCGTATGGCAATATGGCACCATGATTTTTTTTGAGAGATTTGCAATGGCCGAAAAACAAGTAAAAGACTACGACAAGTTCAACCTCCGTTTTCCTGACGGAATGCGAGATGCTATAGCTGAACGAGCCAAACGAAACGGGCGCTCTATGAACTCAGAGATTGTTCAGATACTGGAAGATGCCTTGAATGCAGAAAATACACTCGGGGAAATAGCAGATAAAATTAACAGCGTCTCGGTTCCGCTAAATGTTGATGCGCTAGTTCAACTTCAAGCCCAGGTTATCGCCATGCAAAAAGAAATACAGGAAAAGTTCAGAGAGCAGAACGAAAAGTTGAGAGAACTACTAAATAAAAAACCCACCTGACGGTGGGCATAATCCATTACTGCGAAAGTTTATTAATGGAAAGGAAACCGCCAAAATTGCCGACATTCCTGCGCAGTTCACACCCGCGCATGCACTTGCTGCATCTGTCCTTACGGATATCCGGGGTGGGGTTGTCGAACTCATCCGCCACCGCAGGACCGTTATACCCGCATTCATCTCCCCGGTAATCCCACATACAGGTGTTCGCCAGCATGATGCGACCGGGAAACAGCGCCCCGTCCGTCTCGGTCGGTGTGGCCAGCACAAACGAGGCCGTCATGGCCGTCAGCGATGACATCTGCTCCACCACCCAGCGGTCAGTCAGCTCCTGCTCCGGGTCGGCCTCCGGATTGCCTGCCACAAAGTTCACCGCATCCAGAAAACGGGCATACACCCGGCGGCGGACCACCGTGGCACCCACCAGGCTCTGCAAATCCTCCGCCATCCCGGTGACAAGACCGAACAGATTGGACACCGTCAGCGACGGGCGGGCACTGCTGCCCTTTCCGTTCATCTCAAAGCCACTGCCCTCAATCGGGTACGCCTGATATTGCCGCCCCTGCCAGGTCACCGGCTCCCTTTTTTCATTCAGCTCATTGCAGAAAAAATACCGCTCACCGCCCTGCACCGTCAGGTCGATTTCCCAGAGCACCACCCGCGGTGACTGCTCTGACTTAACCGACTCGTTCAGGCTTTCTTCATGAATATTCTGCATCAGTTCACCACCTGCTCTATCGTGCAACTGAAATCACTGTACCGGGCATTATCCGTGACACTCCACTCACGGCACACAACCCTCACCGTCCGGTTATGTTTCGGCGGTCGCCACAAAAAGGCACGGTAACCACCATGCCAGGATAAAAATTCATCCAGCCAGCGCCGGGTTGACTCATCCGTCACCCGGAACACCGCCTGAAACGTCTTCAGTTGAGGATTCAGCCCTGTGGGGCGGCGCTGTTCATAACCGTCACCAAACCGCACCCTCACCACCGACGGCTTCTCACTCACCTGCATCCCTTCACGCGGGACCAGATGCAGCGTTTTTATCTCAGCCACTCAGCATTCCTCCGTCACGTCGCATGGACAGCATCACCGCCTGCACCCGCTGGTCAATCAGCTGCACAAGACTGCCTGCCGCCTCCGGCCCTATCTGTCCGTTAGCCCCGTCATTCTGAATGGCGATGTGGTAGACCGGGGAATACACCAGACCCGCACTGCCGTTCATACTGCCCACGGCGCGTACGCCCAGCGAGCCATCCGCCGCCCGGGTCAGGGGCATAATAGCTTCAGGTCCGGCTTCCCCCATCAGCCCGGCCCCTTTTGCAAAGGCAAAGTACGTGGGCGTGTCCACAATGCTGTTGCTGTACGCGCTCAGGTTTGCCGAGGTATACACGCCGCCTTTTGCATTGGCCACCGCTCCGCCCAGCCAGTCACCAATGCTGCCGAGAAATCCTCCCGCACCGGACATACCGTTTGCCGCCGTCTTAATTCCGTTGACAATCGCGGCATTCATAAGAACTTTTGATATTTCCTGCAGCACTGATGAGGCCCAGCTGCGCCATTCCACTTTATTTCCGTTCAGCATCTCCGTGATGTTATTCACCATCCCTGAGATACCCTCCGTCGCCAGCTGTGCTGCCTGTGAGGCGTAATCGGACGCATTATCCACCCAGTTACTGAATCCCTCCTGCAGCCCTTTCTGCCAGTCCGCACGCTGCACATCCGATTCGGCATAAAAGACTGCCTGGTCCTTAAGGCGTTCGCTCAGATACTGCGCGTTCTGTGCCAGAGCCTGTCTGTAAAAATCCTCACTGATATCCCCGGTCTGATACTGAGACTGAAGGTCCGCATCCTTCTGGCGGAAGCTGTCGCGGATCTGCTGCAACTCCCGCATGCGTTCCCTGGCTCGTTCTCCCTGCCCGTATCCCAGCAGTTCGGCTTCATTTGATGCACGCGCAGCCACATTATCATTCTTCAGGGTCTCTTCCCGGGATCGCAACTGTTCCCGGATTTTTTGCTGGTCAATCAGGGCCGCGTTACGCAGCAGTTCCTGCTTCTGCATCTCCGTCAGGGTTTTCAGTTCGCCCTGCGCAGTCTGGTACTTCAGCTTCGCCAGCTCTGTATTCTGACCCGCCAGTGCCAGTTGCTCTTTCTGCTGCTTCAGTAGCCGGGAAAAACTGTCTTCCGCTTTTTCCGTCTCTGATTTTCCACCCCGGGATTTAGGTTTGTTCGCCTCGTTATTACGCCAGGCTTCCAGGGCATTACTGATATAACGCTGTCTCGCCTCCTGATACGAATCCCCCACAAAACCAAGGTCATCCGCCGCATACCCCAGCCGGGCACGCTCTTTTTCTTCCCCTTTCAGTCTGGACAGGGCCAGCTCACGCTCTGTTTTTGTCAGGGCACTCTGCTGTTTATCATCCAGAGTGGCCTGTGGCAGCCGTAACGGCACATTCACCAGTCCCTGCCGCTGCTGAAGCAGTTCATTACCCAGCCCCAGCAGACGGTTGAATTCCGTATGCTGACCGTTCATAACCAGCATGGACTGGTACACCTTATTCTGCTCTGCCGCCTGCTGACGAATTAACGCCACACGACGGTCTTCCAGCCCGGCAAGCACATCCTGAATGGACTGCGCTTTTTCCTGCATCTGTGCCAGACGGGACTGCTCAACGGCAAGCTGCTCTGTTGCCTGAGCAAGCCCTTCCGTTACGGTCTTCACCGAGGTCAGATGGTTTATCATGAATCCGTCACCGGTCGTCCAGCCCGGGTTCGCCAGAACATACTGATATCCTGCGATTTTTTCCTGCAGGGATTTCACCCGACTGGCCTGTTCATCAATCAGTCGGTTCTGCTCTGTCAGCGCCGCCCGTGTTCGTCCTTCATTATCTGAGGCTTCAGGCAAAGACATTGACGGCGTTTTATGCGCGATTTCATCTATCGTCAGTGCATACTGGCGCGCAGACTCCCTGGCCTGCTCCTGATTCTGGTACAGCGTGTACCATGCTGCAGCCCCCAGCATCACCAGTCCGGGTACGCCACCAACCAGCCCCAGCGCACCGCTCATCAGACGTGAGCCCACCGCCGTTGTACTGTTCAGCGCATTCTGGGCGGCGCTTCTGGCAGCAATATTTCTGTTCAGGCGTTCCTGTGTGGCCGCCAGACGGGCTTCTGCAGCAATCTGCATCTCCGTCCCGCGGGCTGCCGCCACGGCCTGCTGAGCACGGTACACGGCTGCTCTTGCCCGCGCCGTGGCAATCTGCGTTCCCCTGAACTGTGCTTCCGCCAGTGCAACTTCATTACGTGCAGCCGTCACAAGTCCTGCCGTGGCAGACATCGCTCCGGAGGCCATATTGCCAAAGTACCGGGCAACCCCGACGGCAACCAGTGCCCCCACGGCTGTTGCCACATTATCAATCTGTCCGGCAACACCGTTCAGCACGCCGGAGAGCGTTTTCGTCACCCCGCTGGCCTCATTCGCACCACCCACCCAGGCCATAAAGGCGTTTTCCACCTTTGTGATCCCGTCAGAGACCGTTTCCGGCATGGCCGCGTATTCATCACGCAATACCTCCAGCTGGCTGATTAACGCAGGAACGACTTTATCCGCCGTCAGTTGACCATCGTCCGCCATCGCCTTCAGATCTTTACGGGCCACGCCCATACCCGCAGCCAGTGCACGTACGATCCGGTCACCACTTTCATTGACCGAATTAAATTCCTCACCGCGCAACACACCCTGTGCCAGCGCCTGGCTGAACTGGGTGATCACCGAACCCGCCTCAGCCGTACTGGCACCGGAGATTTTCAGCCCCGTGGAAATGGCCTCCGTCACCTTCAGCACATCATCAGCACTGTAACCATATTCACGCATTGAGGCTGCCGAGCGGGCAAACAGGGCCGCATTATCCGAAAAAGCGGTACCTGTCCGCTGACTGATATCCATCAGCACTTTCTGTGATGACGAAAATTCATCAGATGACTGCGACGCCTGTTTCAGACGGGCATTCACGGAACTCCACTCATCAGCCAGTGAAATCAGGTGTCCGGTGGCAAAGGCACCGGCAAATGCGCCAGCCATTCCGACAGCCGAAGCGCGGATTTCCGTCAACTGGCTGTTCAGTTCTGCCAGGGCACGTCGCTGCTCCCGGGCTGCCGCAGCGGCCTGACGCCCGCCATTCTGCAGGGTCCGGTAATATTCACTGCCCATACGGGAAGCCCGCTGGATCTCCGACTGGAATGACTGCGAATTTGCCGAAATTTTGATAATCAGTTCACGTAACGTCGCCATTCACCTTTCTCCGGGCAAAAAAAACCTGCCACAGCAGGTTTTCATCATTATTTATGACATTGCTGCAAGGCTCAGCGCGTCTTCCAGCGCCGCAAACGGATCCACCTCCGGCTTATCCTCATCCTCGCCCCAGCAGAGCATGGCGTCCTTCAGTGCAACATTCATCCCCTGTGCCCCGAAAACCGCTTTCACGATCTGTGCATTACGGATATCCCCGCGCTCATCACCCAGCGGGGATACCCTGTCGAACTCCATCCACATCATCGCCTCGCTCGCACTCAGGCTGTGGCGCAGTTCGGATAAGGTGCGCCCCAGACGGAGCGCAAGTCGCATCAGAAAGCGAATTTCCGGGCGGGCTACTTTTTTCTGGCCGACTCTGCATCAGCGATCAGTTCCAGTGCCTGACGCAGCAACCGGGCATGTACCGGACCATAGACGGCCAGCACCTGCTCACGGTCGTCCGGAGTGAACACCCGTTGCAGGTCAGTATCACACAGGACATCGCAGAACAGCGTCACATCCGCTTCCAGGTTACGGCGGGTTTTCGCCACCACCGACAGGGTATCGTCATCCTCTCCATCACCATTGAGCACTTCCTGCCACAGATACCAGGCCTCTGCCGAAGGCTCCCGCAGCACCACGCTGACATTTCTCCATTCCGGCACCTTCACCGTTTTATGACGGAACCCCGACAGTCTGGCCAGCGCCAGTGTTTTCAGATCTTTTGCCATAAGCCTTATCCGCCCGCACCATTAACCGTTACTGTACACGCATCAGAGGTAATGCTCTGCGGCTGTTCTGCAGAATCCGTTACCTCGCAGGTATAAGCCCCCTTATCACCTGACTGCGTATTGGCTTTACTGAAAGTGTCAGTAGTCTGTCCCTCTACCGGCTGACCATCCTTCTTCCAGGCGTGTTTATAAGGCGGCGTTCCCCCGTTGACACTGACTGACATTGTCAGCAGCGCACCGGTATTCACGGTAAGTGTCTTCTCCAGATTTTTCACAAACGCCAGCGGTACCACATAGGACACCGGTTTACCCTTCAGGCGAAGTGAAAACGTTGCAGCCACCACGCCGTTGGTACCGGATGACCAGGTGTGCTGACGCACTTCCGCCAGGAACTTAAAGCCCTTACCGGACGGAAACTGCACCTTAAACGCATACACCGTGTCATTGTCATAGGCATCACGCAGGGCGTTCTGGGCCTGATTCAGATAAAAATTACCCGACATGGAAATCTCGGACGACGCCCCCAGACCGTTGATGTTCTCCTGCTCTGTGGAGCAGAGCGTGGTCACATCAATATCCTGTTTCTGACCGGCGGTGAACTGGACTTCCTTGATGGTGCAGTCCAGGCGCAGATATTCCGCCTTCTCCATGGTTTCAGCAGTCGCCGGGGCAGATGAAATCATCACCTGCGTCAGCTGTGAACGTTCATACAAAGCAGACATTCTGCCTCCTGATAATAAAAAACCCGCACGCGGCGGGTTATGGGTTCTGTTGAAAAAATTACACCGTGACCTGAAACTCCAGGGTTGCACGGTAACAGCGGTTTTCCGGAATATAGTCCTGCATTTCACTGACGGATCCCGGGGCCAGCAGCATTATGGCTTCACGGGCGTCCTGACGTATCTGACGCGCCTGCGTCACAGTCCCGGCATAAACGTCTATCTGCACCGACACTGAGGACTCCGCCTGCCCGCCCATCACGTCCGCCGACACCGATGAAATCAGGCTGAAAACCACCCACGGAAGCGCCACCGACGGCCTGCCATCCAGCAGGGGGACCACATACGGGTACACCTGCCCGCCGGCAAGATGCGCCAGATGAGGATACAAATCCGCCTCCGTCATCGTCTCAGTACCTCATCAATGGCCCGGTTCATCCGCGCAATCGCCACCTGTGCCGCCTGTTCACTGCGCACATCAAATGCCGGGCGCACAAACGGGTGCGGTGGCATATTCACGGTCCCCATTTCCACAAACCGCCAGTAGAAAGCATTGCGCGGGTTATCCGCCTTCATGGTGTTATCGCTGTTACCGGTGTCCGGATTAACACCCCGGATATGCACACCGGATTCCATCCCGCCATCGCGGGAGCACCGGGAAAGGACCACCACATTGCGGCGCAGTTTTCCCCTGCGTACCGGTGCCCGTGACACCACTTCTTCTTTCAGCACATTCGCACCCGCACGGGTTGCCTCACGCAGCACCCGGTTATTTTCTGCACCACTCAGAAGCTGCAAATCGCGGCTGATGTCCTCCAGCCCCGAAAAATCCAGCAGGGTTTCGATCATTTTTCCCCTCCCAGCCGACAGAGAATTTCCAGACGTCCGCCGGTCGCATCCGGCACGGGCAGCCCGACAACGTTCAGGATCCGGTCACGCCAGGGACCACTCAGCACATGAAGTCGTGACGCTGCCGTGATTTCCCGACCGGACTGACCGCGCACCCAGATGCGGATTTCCGCCTGCGCCATTTCCGCACCGGACTGCATCCGCTCCCGGCTGCTCCTGCCTCGGATATCCGCATGAATTTTCCCGCATGACACCCATTCTTCCGTCATTTCTCCGGCAGCGTTACGGGTTAACACCGGGTTCAGAACACTTATCATCTGTGTCAGACGACCTGCAGATATTGCCAT